AAAGCATTAAAAGATTTTACGACAGAAGATTATTTATTATTAACGGGTGATCCTGCTATTATAGGTGTTGCATGTTCTATAGTTTCTGACATGACAAATGGTAAATATAATTTACTAAAATGGGATAAACAAGAAAGACAATATTATCCTATTCAAATTAACCTATACGAGAAAGGAAAGATAGATGATTGATTTTGAAACAGATAGAGCAAACGTTTTGCAAAAAACCGATAACATTCGATCGTTAGCAGATCAAGTAGAAAGATTAGAAAATCTTCAAACACAAATAAAAAAACAAGAGGATGATTTAAAACAAAAGAAAAAAGATTTTGAACATTTATCTGGAGAAGTAATTCCAACTATGATGGCTGAAATGGGTTTATCTCATTTAAAGCTTATGGATGGTTCTTCGGTAGATGTTAAACCAAATTATAGCGCCAACATCACTATAGCAAATAGAGAAGCGGCGTTTAACTGGCTTCGTGAAAATAATCTAGGGGATATAATCAAAAACGAGATATCCGTATCCTTTGGAAGAAACGAAGATAACAAGGCAGCTGATTATGCTGTTCTTGCAGAGGGTCAAGGGTATCAACCGACACAAAAGTTGAAGGTTGAGCCTATGACTCTCAAAGCGCTAGTCCGTGAGCGTATTGAGGCAGGTAAAGAAATGCCGACGGAACTTTTCAACGTATTCGTTGGAAATAAAACAACAATAAAGAGGAAACAATAAACATGAACCAAGTACAAACAAAAGAAGAAGCAGGTGCACTGTCTACGAATTTATTCGAAGCTGATGCAAATGCGGGCTCTCAGAATATGACGCAAGAAGATCTTGCATTACCTTTTCTGAAAGTTTTAGGACAGTTATCTCCGGAAGTTAATAAACAGAATGCTAAGTTTATTAGTGGTGCAGAACCTGGAATGATTGTAAACAGCGTGACCAAAGAACTTCATGATGGAGCCAAAGGTATAAATGTTATACCTGTTCATTATGAAAGACAATATGTCGAATGGCAAGACAGAGGTCAATCTGGAAATGCTCCTGTAGCAATCCATAGTGCGGAAAGTGATATTATGAGTACAACTACTCGTGATAAATCTTGGAAGGACAGATTACCTAATGGTAATTATCTGGAAAACACTGCTAATCACTTTGTGATTCTTATGGGTAAAAGTCCATCAACAGCATTGATATCTATGAAGGCTACTCAATTAAAGATTAGTCGTAAATGGAACTCAATCATGATGGGTCTTAAGCTACAAGGTAAAAACGGCTTATTCACACCGCCAACATATAGCCACATTTATAATCTAAAAACTGTTCAAATGTCGAATGACAAAGGAACATGGTTTGGATGGGATGTATCTAAGGTTGGTCCGGTTACAGATAAAGGTGTTTACGAAATTGCTAAAAACTTTGCTGAAAAAAATAGCAAGGGTCAAGTAAAAGTAAAACACGGATCTGACGAATCTAAGGAAAAAGCACCTTACTAATAAAATCCTAGGAGTTGGGCGTGGAAGCGAGAGTGGAAACGCCCAATTAAAAAAATATGAAACAGAAATTTATACAGATATTTACAGGACTGGACCGTGCGCATGGTGTCACCTATGTGGATAAAAAAGGTGATGAGGGTCAAAAAATAAAAGGTACATCTTTTGTAAAAAGAGAATTTGTTAACAACAAAATGTGGGAAGACCACCTTAATGGTAATGAACCTAGTTTAGGTATTATACCTATTAATGATGAAAATAAATGCAGATGGGGTTGTATTGACATTGATTCTTATGCAGGTTTTGATCACAAAAAATTAATAGATAAAATAAAACATTTACAACTACCCTTATTGGTATTTAGATCTAAATCCGGTGGTGCACATGTATTTCTTTTTACAACCGTTGCCGTAGAAGCAAAATTATTAAGAGATAAACTGTTATCAATCAGTGCTGTTTTAGGTTATGGGGGCTCAGAAGTTTTTCCAAAACAGGTTGAATTAAAATCAAAAGATGACACAGGAAATTTTTTAAATCTACCTTATTTTGGTGGTGATAAAACAACAAGATATTGTTTTAATGATGAAGGTGAAGCGATTACACTTGAACGTTTTTGTTTGTTGCATGAATTATATAAACTTACTCCAGAACAATTAGAAAACTTACAAATTAAACGGCCAGAAACAGAGTTTAATGATGGTCCACCATGTTTGGAAAGTATAGTTCAAACAGAAATTAAAGATGGTAGAGATAGAATTATTTATCAATATATTCAATATGCAAAAAGAAAATGGCCAGAGAATTGGCAACTAAAAATTAATGCTTTCAACTATAAATATTTTGCATCTCATCCAGAAGGTCCTTTAGATGATAAAATTATACAGGGGAAAATAAAATTTAATGATGGAAAAGAATTGGGGTTTAAATGTAATGAAGAACCTATGTGTAATCATTGTGATAAGAATTTATGTAGAACTAGAAAGTTCGGTATAGGCGGTGATTCAGTTTTTCCAACATTATCTGATTTACAAAAAGTTACATTGGACGAGCCCTACTACTGGGTTAATGTAGATGGTGAAAGAGTAAAACTAGATAACATTGATTATTTAATTGAACAAAGATTGTTTAGAAGAAACGTTGCAAAACAGATCAATAAAAAACCACCACGTATCACAGTCAAAGAATTTGAAAAATACACGGATCAATTATTACAGGGATTAGAAATAGTTGCCGCACCAGAAGGCTCGTCTCTAGTAGATCAATTACGAAATCATTTAGAGGATTATTGTATACAAAGAGCGGTAGGTACCGTCACTAAACCAGACATATTAAATGGTGCGGTATATACAGAAAGCAATCAATATCTATTTACATTCCACAGATTCTTTCACGGACATTTAACTAAAAAGAAATGGAGAGAGGATTATCAACCAACACAACAAATGTTAAAAGAACACTGTGGTTGCGAAGAAGGTAGAATGCTTATTGGTAAAAAGAAACCAACAGTTATGAAAGTAAATGTTTTTGAAAAGACAGAAGAACAGTTTACACAAAAAAAATTAAAAGAAGAGGTACCTTTTTAATGGCTAAAAGAGAAAAGTTTTCAATATGGGGTAAAGAACCTGACACTAAAAAAGGATGTTATGAATTGTTTCACAAACAAAAAGCATCTTGGCCTATAGGACATGTATTAAAAAACGATGATGAAAAATATATGAAAGAAATGATGGGTAACTTTTATTATTCTCCGTTAAAACCAAACATGGTGCAAGACATTTGGCATAAGAACAAAGATAAAATTATAGAAATAAAAGTTGTATCCGGTCCTATTTTTAGAGAAAAAACTTTTGAGTTTTGGACAAAAAAACCTACTTTTTCTCAACAACCCTCATTTAGAATAGTTGACGAAACAAAAGATTTTAAGAGTGGGGCAAGTTCTACTAATGAAGATGGAACTCCTTACACAGAATTAATGGAAGATATAAATTCTGGCATAATGTTTAATTTTTCTGTTGCTAGATGTATTTGTTTTCCAGGTCAAACTGGTTAGTTCATGAAAGCGCTTTACCAAAACCGGCAGTTATGCAGGCATTAAAAAATGCAATTGCTCAACCTAAAATAGAGTGGAAAAAAAGTAAAGGATACAGAGCAGGAATTGATCCCAGGATGGATGCTCATCATGTAGACGGTAAAGAATTTAAAACTATTGTTTTAAAATTTATTATTGATGCTTTAAAAATATCTGAAGAAGGTTTTTATAATAAAATATATCCAGAACATGGAGATTTTGAAACTAATTTTATAGAGTATGTTCAAATAACTGGATGGCAATTTAAAAGTTTTAATGATGGTGCAAACAAATGGAGAAATTCTTGGTTTGATTTCCATGAAAAATACAGAGAATATGAAATGGTAGATCCAAATATTCATCGTGAAATTACTTCTAATGAAACTAAATTTAAAACTAGTATTAGAGATACTTTAGGAGATTTATTAAAATGAAAACAATAGTATTAGGACCACCAGGAACAGGTAAGACTTGGACTCTTTTAGAAGAAGTAGAAAAGTATTTAAAAAATACTGATCCAGATAAAATTGGTTATTTTGCTTTTACCAAAAAAGCTGCAAATGAAGCTAAGCTAAGAGCTATGGATAAATTTAATTATACCGAAGATGATCTTCCATATTTTAGAACACTACATTCACTGGCATTCAGACGTTTAGGTCTAAATAAGGAGCAAGTGATGCAGAAAAGGCATTATGAAGATTTAGGAAAAAAATTAAAGTTGTTTTTGGATTACAATGAATATGATGAAGAAGAGACGGGAATTTTTACCACTAAAAGTGATTACTTAAGATTGATCCATTTATCAAAACTTAGAAATATACCTTTAGAACAACAGTTTAAATTGGAAGAACACACTACAGAAGTTGACTACAAAACATTAGTCCATTTATCAGAAGAATTACAGAGATATAAAAAAGAACATGTTTTAATTGATTACAATGACATGATTTTAGATTTTACAAAATCAGACAAATCACCAAAGTTTGATGTTGTATTCATAGATGAAGCACAGGATCTGTCGTTAATGCAATGGGACATGGCAAAATCTATCTGGAAGAAAAGTCAAGACACTTTTATTGCTGGTGATGACGACCAAGCTATTTTTAGATGGGCAGGGGCAGATGTAGATTCTTTCATTGCGCAAAAAGGAACTATATTAAACTTAACGGAGTCCGTTAGAATACCACGGGCTATTCATAACTATGTTTTATCTATAATTAAGAAAGTATCTAAACGATTACATAAAAAATGGTCGCCAAGAAATCATCAAGGGTCGTTGACATTTCATGACAATATAAAAGACATAAATATGAGTACAGGAAATTGGTTAATTTTAGCTAGAACACGTCATATGTTAAATGATGTTGGAGATGAATTAAAAGAAAGAGGTTGGTATTTTGAAAATAGGTTCAAAAAATCAGGGGAAAAAGAAATTATGGAATGCGCTGCAGATTGGGAGAACTTGAGAAAAGGTCACCTATTATCTTATTCACAGATAGAAAAAATATACCAACTTATATCTGATAAATATGTAAATAAAAATAGACTAAAAGGAATGACTAAAGAGGGTTTTTATAATTTAGATACATTAAAAAAAGATTATGAATTAAAAACAGATACGGTTTGGCATGAAGCATTTGATGCTGTTGACTTTAGAATTAAAAACTACATTAAATCATTGAGAAGAAATGGAGAGAATTTAAATGAAAAACCTAGAATAATTTTATCTACCATACATAGCTATAAAGGTGGTGAAGGAGATAATGTTGTACTGTTGACAGATTTAACCACTAACACATACCGATCTTACTTAAAAAATCCTGATGATGAAACCAGATTATTTTATGTAGGTGCCACACGAACAAAAGACAAACTACATATTATAAGACCAAAAGATTATTATAAATCATTCCCAATGGAAAACATATGAGCATAATATATAAAAAACAAGTAGGTGGTGATCATTACAAAAGTATGGTTATACAACCATCAGAGTTTATAAATAAAAATAATTTGCCGTTTGCAGAAGGTAATGCTATAAAATATTTATGCAGGCATAAACAAAAGAACCAGAAAGAAGATTTATTAAAAGCTAAACACTATATTGATATGGCAATTGATAGAGACTATCCACAACGAAAGGAAAATAAATGATACAAGTACCACTATTTAAACCACAAACAGAATGGCTACCACCCGAAAATTTTCCAGACTTATCTGGTTATGATGAGATTGCAATTGACTTAGAAACAAAAGACCCAGACTTAATTAAGATGGGATCAGGTTCTATTATAGGTAAAGGAGAGGTTACTGGAATAGCTGTAGCTGTTAAAGGTTGGTGTGCTTATTATCCAATTGCACATGAAGGTGGTGGAAATATGGATCGTAAAATGGTGCTTAAATGGTTTCAAGATATATTAAATCTACCTTCGACAAAGATATTTCATAACGCCATGTATGACGTGTGTTGGATACGCGCGTTAGGTCTAAGTATCAGCGGAAAAATTGTAGACACGATGATTGCATCGGCCCTAGTTGATGAAAATCAAATGCGCTATGACTTAAACAATTGTGCTAAACGATATACTGGAAAAGGAAAAAATGAAACAGAATTATATGAAGCAGCAAAAAGTTGGGGGGTTGACGCTAAAGCAGAAATGTATAAACTACCTGCGATTTATGTTGGTGCATACGCAGAAAAAGATGCAGAAATTACATTAGCACTTTGGCAAGAACTTAAAAAAGAAATAAATCATCAAGATATAAATTCAATCATGGATATGGAAACAGAATTGTTTCCTTGTTTAATTGATATGAAATTTAAAGGGGTTTGTGTCGATGTGGAAGCAGCGCACAAATTGAAAACCACATTAGTTGCACAAGAAAAACAAGCATTACAACAAGTAAAAAAAGAAACAGGTATAGATACCCAAATATGGGCAGCAAGATCGATTGCACAAGTTTTTGATAAACTAAAACTAGACTACGATAGAACTGAGAAAACATCGGCACCTTCCTTTACTAAAAATTTTTTACAAAATCACCCACATCCAGTGGTTAAACAAATAGCCCAGGCTCGTGAAATAAATAAAGCCCATACCACATTCATTGATACCATATTAAAACACTCCCATAAAGGTAGAATTCACGCTGACATCAATCAACTTAGATCCGATAATGGTGGTACAGTAACCGGAAGATTTTCTTATTCTAATCCCAACCTTCAACAGATTCCAGCACGAAACAAGGATCTCGGACCACGGATCAGGGCTCTGTTTATACCCGAGGAAGGCCACACATGGGGTTGTTTTGACTACTCACAGCAAGAGCCGCGTCTGGTAGTGCATTATGCAGCTTTACAGAATTTATATGGTGTAGGTGATGTATCAGATTCTTATAAGAATGATCCAGATACAGACTTCCATGATATTGTAGCAGAAATGGCACAGATACCTAGATCACAAGCCAAGACAATTAACTTAGGTTTGTTTTATGGTATGGGTAAAAATAAATTACAAGCAGAGTTAGGTGTTAGTAAAGATAAAGCTACTGAACTATTTAAACAATATCATAATAAAGTTCCATTCGTAAAACAATTGATGGATAATGTTAGTGGTCGAGCACAAGATCGTGGTCAAGTTAGAACATTATTGGGACGATTATGTAGGTTTCCTTTATGGGAACCGAATCAGTTCGGAATTCATAAAGCATTGCCTCATGAACAAGCGCTCTTGGAACACGGACCAGGGATCAAGCGTGCTTATACTTACAAAGCTTTAAATAAATTGATTCAAGGATCAGCAGCTGACATGACAAAGAAA